CTTGCCTAGAGCAGAATACTGACGAAGTATTTTTGTGGCTTTTAACGATTGAACACGCTGCATCGTCAACTGTATTTCGTTTAGCGAATAATCTTGATGATGTTATATCGCGTGGCAATACCTATATGGCATTTCCATTTCAGTTTGTTTTGCCAGAAGATGATGGCGAAACATTGCCAACAATTCAGATTAGTGTCGATAACGTAAGTCTGGAACTTATTGATATTGTTAGAACTTATGGTTCTGGAATTGGTATTACTGCCGAAATTGTTTTAGCTAGTGCGCCAAATACAGTTGAATATTCAATAGAAGATTTGACATTGATTGACGCGACATATAATTCGCAAAGCATTACTTTGACAGCACAAATCCAAGATTTGCTTAATCAGCGGTATCCAGCAGACGATTTTCTACCAAGGACTTTCCCTGGAATGTTTAAATGAATTGGATTCTCATTGGCGTACCTTACAGGAATAAAGGACGCGATCTACTTGGAGCAGACTGTTGGGGTCTGCTTCGTCTTTTCTATATTAATGAACTTGGTGTGTTTTTGCCTTCTTATGATGAGCATTACACAGATGCTTTTGATAAAGGATCAACAGAAAGCGCCATAGAAAATTTTAGCCAAGATTGGACTAAAGTTGATGTTCCGAAGTATGGCGATGCGATAAAATTACGTTTGGCTGGTCATCCATGTCATGTTGGTGTATATCTACAAAACTCAGAGTTTCTTCATACGCAAAATGGTCACGATAGCTGTATTGATAGGCTTGATAGCGTAAAATGGAAAAATAGGATTGAAGGGTTTTACCGCCATAAATCGCAAATGAAGGATTAAATATGCTGCAACAAACTGAAATTAAAAAAGGCGTATATACAGCGTTTCGAGATTCTCCATTTGCATTGCAAGAATCTGTTAAAGAAGTTTATGTAAAAGCCGGTAGTTCAATTCAGGAAATCATTGATAAATCAATTGATTCAGAATGGCAGCGGAAATATCTGCGAGTTGTTCTTAATGATGAAGTTATCAAGCCTGAAGATTATGCCCTGACATTTGTTAATGAAAACGATATTGTTGGTATCGTTCTTGTGCCTCAAGGCGGTGATGTAGGTCAGATTTTTAAAGCAATTGCGATTATTGCAATTGTTGTGGTTGTTACTTATTTTGCCGGTCCTGCTGGCCTTGAATTGGCTCCAGCCGTAGCCGCTGGACTTGGCGCTGCCGCAGGTCTTGCTGCATCCCTCGCACTTAATGCACTTTTCCCGCCACCTGTACCAGGCTTGCCAGTATCAACAAGCACAGGTACTGCTGAAGACCCTGTTTATGGTTTTAGCCGTTCTGGTAATAGCATCAATAAATATGGCACGATTCCTCGCGTTTATGGCTGCCGCAAGGTATTCCCACAACACGCAATTGCTCCTTACATCATCGCTCAAGGAACAGATCAGTATCTATACCAAGCATTTACTGCTGGTTATGGTCCATTAAAGATTGAAGATGTCCGTATTGGCGATAATGCAATTAGTTATTATAAAGATGTTGAATATTATGTTCACGAAGCATTTGAGGCTGGCGATGAATTAAAAATTGTTAAGCAAGACAATTGGCAAGACCCTTACAGTATTGTTCTTAAATACAATGAAGAACATATTGTATCGACGGCAGACAATTCAAATGCTGCATCTGTTGCTATACAGTTCCCATCTGGAATGTATTATTTACATTTAACAGATGGTAAAAAAACCGGATGGGATATTGATTTTCAAATTGAAGTTCGTCAAAGTGGTACATCAACTTGGTATCCATTGACTAACTATAGTCCTGTTGTTACTGATGGAACAATTAAATCAAGCGTTACATCAAATACATGGAATACAGTCGGTTCTCAATATCAAGGAAATGCTAACTATGCTGTAGTTAGCGATTTGCCAGCATCATCTACAGTTGGTAATGGGCAATATAGAACATTAGTAACTCAAGTAAGTGATGATTTTGGTAATGTCATTGATTATTATCAAGACTATCAAAACAGCTATACAGTTGCTACAAGTACGGATCTTGTTAATGTTGGAAGGGCATCATCACGCCCATTCTTTACAAATGTCAATTTGACATTCCCAAGTGCATCTAAGTGGGATATTAAGATTAAAAGAGCAACAGAAGATTATGATGGTTCAAATAATCATGTAACTGGTTCTGTACTTTCATCATTACGTTCAATTAAAAACATTCCACCAATTGCAACTGACAAACCAATTGGTTTAATTGAACTAAAGATTAAAGCTACAGATCAACTTAATGGTGCTGTAAACAATCTATCTTGCCTGGTTACTAGCAAATTGCCAATTTACAATGGATCATCTTGGTCAGAAGGCTATACAAGAAATCCTGCATGGGCATATCTTGACGTAATGCGTGGATCATCTGCAAAGACACCTATCCCAGATTCACGGATTGATCTAGCAGCATTTAAGGATTGGGCTGATTGGTGCGATGAAATTCAACCGAACTTCTCATTTACGCCACCAACGACACCAAACACAGCTACAAATATTGGTTATGTAACTAATTTGTATTACACGATTCTATATCGTGTACCAGATACCGATGGATTGAATTATTGGGTTGGTAAACTTGATAGTGCAGAATTGACTCGCGCTCAAGTTCAAACATTCTTTTATCAGTCTGCTGAAGCGGCGACAATCAATAGAGCGTCATGTGATCTTGAGATTACATCACAAACTACTGCATGGGAAGTATTGAAGCTAATTGCTTCTACTGGTTATGCAACACCATCACAAAGTGGCGGCAAGTATTCAATTACAGTTGACCAAGAAAGAACTACGCCAGTTCAGTTGTTTACACCAAAGAACATTAAATCGTTCTCTGGCAATATGAGTTATTACGTCAAGCCTCACGCTTTGCGTATTAGCTATACAAAGACAAATGAAACTGATACAGATGAAATCATTGTTTACGATGATGGATATAACGCTGATGGTTCCGGTGGAAAAACACAGGCAACTATCTTTGAGGAAATGAAGCTAGTTGGCATTTCTCGTTATAACCAGGCTTATACAATTGGTCGTCGTTCATTGGCTCAAGGTCAGCTTCGTATTGAAACATTTACTATTTCTTGCGATGTTGAAAACTTACTCGCTACTCGTGGATCACTTGTGCGATTGCAACATGACGTTCCTAAGATTGGCGCTGGTTCAGGCAAGGTTGTTAATGTCTCAGGTAGCACAATTACCATTGATGAAGATTTCAAGCTAACTTCTGGCAGTATTTATGCCCATGTGCGTCATTCTGACGGAACTCAATCAAGCGGTACATTATCATCTGTTAGCGGTTCTTCTGCTTCATTAAGCGGAGCAACAGCACAAGAAGGTGATTTGATTGTTTATGGCGAATTAAACAAGGTTGATCTTGAATGCCTTGTTAAGTCTGTTCGTCCTAGCAATGATTTATCAGCAACGCTTGAGTTGGTTCCTTATGCACCAGCTATTTACAATGCTGAAACAGAGGAAATTCCAGATCGCAATCCTTGGGGTGGTGACTGGACTGGTGGCAACCCTGGAGGTGGTACAAACACAGGAAATAAACTTACTCCTGGCCTTGTAATGTCTTTACTTGGTTCTTATCAGATCACTTATGATAATAAGACTCCGCGCATCACAGTTAATCTATCTTGGAGCGCACCTGTAACTGGCGGTACAGTTTCAAGCTATAAAGTTTGGTATAAAGATACTGCCGGATGGAGATTGCTTGGCGAAACAACAGAACTTACATATCTTGCATTCAATCAATATGTATTTACTGATGCAAATGGTAACGTAATTGATTTCAACAATAAGGCAATGGTATTCGCTGTTGCAGGTGTTGGAACTGATGGTTCTAGCATTAATCCTGAGTTTGCAAAGCAAATTACTATTACGCCATCTGTATCAGCGCCAAAAGAAATCTCTGCACTTTATGCAACTCCACAATATGTTGCCAATGAAATTAGTTGGACATATTCTGACGATCCTTTTGATACTGCATACGTTCAAATTTGGGGTAATACAACAAATGATCGTGCAACTGCATGGATTATTGGTAAAGCAGATGTATCACTCACCAGCTTTGTCCATGCTGGTCTTTGGAGTGCTGATACTTGGTATTACTGGGTTAAAGCAGTTGATGGTAATGGCAACTTCTCTGAATGGTATCCAAATAGCAATACATCAACAGTAAGCGCAACTTGTTTAACTGTTGAGACTCAATACATTGATATCTCTGGATTTACTGGCTTTAGAAAAACGGCTGGCGGGGCATATTATCCAACTAATGCAACATTAACTGCAATTACTACTGGCATTGATGATCCAACTTATTTTTGGACTGTAACTGGTGCAACTACAGGTGCTTTAAATGAATCAACAGTAACTGTAACGCCAGATAATTCTGATACAAAGATTACTGTAACTCTTACAGTTAATGGTTCAAATCTTGCGGCGGTAAAAACAAAAACAGTTGTAATGCCAATTACAGTTGATGGCGCTGCTGGTGAAGCTGGTGCAAATGGGATTATGTCTTCATTCCCAACAATTTATCAATGGACTTCAAGTTCTACTCCTCCATCACGACCAACGACAACATCAACATATACATGGGGCACAGGCGCATTTACAGCGCCTTCTGGCTGGTATAGCTACGCACCAAACAATACAGCCGCAGGTTCTTATCTGTGGAGCATTACAATTCCGTTGAATGTTACTGCTACAACGTCAACTAGCACTTTAGA